TTAATATTTAAGGGAACAATATTGTAAACTCCGCATGAGTTAGCTGTTGTAGGAGAATAAGCCTGGCTAAACCCATCAACTCGATTGTTAGCTGTTTCAACTTGTAAACGGTAAGGATTAGATGTGTTGGCGCCATAACTACTTGGATCACTATCTTGTGTATTTTGAAGTTCGTTACCTCTGGTTAAAGCACCTGTACCACCGGGATTAAAATACATCCAAATGTTTTGACTGATTAAATCGCGGACGGGTGTGTCACCAAAAGCACTTTTGGAACTATCGATAGCGGTAATTGCGCCACCTGCAAGTAGCAGAAGCATTTGAATGTATTGACTGGAACCGTAACTACGTACGGCTGACCACAGCAACGCAGATGTAAGACGTACGCCTCCGTTAGGATTTGCGTCTAAACCTGTGCCACGATTTGCGTAAACTAAGTGTATAGGATCTCCAATATGAGCAAGTTCTTGTGTAGAGTTAAATCCAAAACGTGGGGAAAAACGTTCATCTCGTGTTTGTTGCTGACCCCCACCACTAGTTTGAATATCTGGCATTTTGGGCCGGGGAGCCAATACAGTAGAAACAACTTGAAAAATAAGTCCTACAATTGCTAGAACTATAGCTGTTATACCAAAATCATTTTGTACGTCAAAAATAGTGCCATCTTTGCTATCTGTGTGAATTTCTTGTAGTGCAATAAATTCCAGGTAATCCTCCTTGGAAACACCTAGGCATTCAATAAGGTCGTATTCGTATGGCAGTAATTTGCGGCTCATTTGTTCATCCAGAAGTAGTTACCTGAATCTACAGGCAGTGCCAAGCGTATTACAGTCTGATTGGGACCGATGAAAACGGTTGTGTCATCCTCCATTACAGTTCCCAAGGCTGCTCCAACTGATCCGGGCAGTAACACAATAGCGCCAGTTTTTAGAGTGTTTAGGCGGTGTCCGTTTTCTAGTAGCCAGCGAGCGATCTTGACACGGGGAAACGTTTCGTCTTGGTAATCCGCGTAGACCCAAGCAAACTGCGCGGTGTAGTCAGCAAACCCAAGGCGTTTGTGGACTTCACAGGCCAGCTGGAAGCAGTCTGTTTGCCCACTGCCATCCCCCGGTGCATAGCCCCAGCCATATTTAAGCCCTATCAGATCGTTTGTGTTCATCGGAGAGAAACGCTGGCACTTAAGGGCAATGGACCAACCAGTTGTCGAATAATCGTACGGGCTGGAAAGCTAGAAACCACACTGTCAATAGCAGATCGGAAACGCAGTTCAATTGTTGTATCGCTAAGGCTAGCTCCTATGCCCACAAGGTATTCCAGTTGCGTGGCGCCATTGGCGGCAATTTCATTGGTGCTGGTTAGCCAAACAGTCGTCAATAGCAAACGACTTAGGCGGTTACCATTCCCAGCGTCCAGTAGTCGTAGTACAAAATCCACGTTGGGAAATAAAACTTGCACAATGGTGTTGTCACCAGTATTGGTAGATGATGTACCTTCAGCTCGAAACGGAGCAAAATCGTAACTAAAATTTTGATATGTATAACGAGTATTGGCAAAGTAATTTTGGTAGCAGTGTCTTGTACCATCTGCTGTTGTAAGGTCAAAAAATTGAGCAATGCGAATGTCGATGGTCATTAGGATTCATCCGTATTGGGATCTCTAATTTCACCACTTAATGTGATGCTAACATTTGATACACCGGGGCGTACAGATTCAATTTGAGGTGGTTGTGCATATTCCCACCGAAGATTTCCACGATCAGCAGTAAGACTTTGAACTTCAGTACTTAAACCCGTGTTCATGCCTGCGGTTATAGGTGTGGACAACTGAAAACGCCTATTTACTGTTGTTTGTGCGTGGTAATGATTTAAAAGAGTTGTGACCGTTGTATCCGAAATATTTTTAAACTCTAAATCAAGCCGTGCTCCATACGGAGAATTGCCGTATGTGCGGCGAGCTACAATTCCCGACAAACTACGATACGTCTTTTGTGGGTACGTTCCAGGCGTGTATCGTCTGGACGTTGGTGTTACAGATGGGAAGTTACTCATCGCATACCTACCCGTCTACGGGTGTTGGGAGATTGTTGGAGACGGTCAATGGTCATGTTCATGCCACGCTTTGCTCCATCTGATGCTGCTTGCTTGCGGGTTTGGGCCATGGCGGCTTCAAGTTGATCGCGGCTCACGTAATCCGTATCGCCAAAACGGGTGGTTTCAAAACTCATACTAAGCACTGGTGAACCGCCCATGCCTGGAGCGCCACCCATGGCCTCGCGGAGGCCGGATGCGTTGACTCCTAATTTGCCGCCAGCGCCACGGGATAGAGGCATGATCGCCTCGGGGCCAGCCTCGCCCATCAGACCTGTTTGCGTGGTGCCGCCATTGGCAAACTGGAACAACGTGGGAGATCCAACGATGCCGCCCCTTGCAAATGCTGCAATGCCATTGGAGAAGTAAGCACCGTTTGCCGCTAATGCAGGCATACTGAAAGCAGCGGGATTGAAGTTAACTCCAGGGGCACCGCCGAAGTTGGTTGCACTGGCACCCACATTGCCTGCACCAGCAACGGCGCCGAGTGCTTTAAGGATGCTTTGCAGAATGATCATGGTCATCTGCTTGGCAATGATTTGAGTTGCCATTTCAAGGAACATACTGGCCACGTCCTTAAAGAAGCCACTTAAAGCTTCACGGGCAGTCATGCTGCCATCAATCAACCCCTGGAAGGAGTTGGCAAACGCAGTGCCAATGCCTTCAGCAGAAGTAATAGCAATGTTGCCAATATTTGTAAGCTCGGAAATTTGTGCTTTGAGATCTTCTATTTTCTTGCCAGCTTTGCCACCGGTCAGTCCTGGCATTAAATCCATATCAGTTCTAAATGTGCCAGTTGCGGCGCCACCTGTAAATGCACCGCTTAAGCGGTTCTGCAACGTTTTATCAAGTACGCCGGAAACGCCAAGCTGCCGGTAGAGTTCAGCGGTTTGCTGCTCAAGTAAATCTTTTTTGTCTTTGGCGTATTTATTGTTTGCAATCAGTATTTCACTTAGTTGTGCGCTAGCAAGCGCTTGGCGTTCTGCTTCTGATTTGGCATTTTTTTGTAAATCAAGAAACTTAACACGACGCTCAAGTGCAACTTTATCAAATTCACCTTGCAGCTTTTCTTCTTTTGTCATTGACACTTGAATATCAAGATCGGCTGCCGCAAGAGCATTCATTTTGAAAGCAGCGGCAAGTTGTGTCTTGGTTTGTTCGGCAAGGCGTGCGGCGTCATTTGCTGCTTTTTCGGCAGCTCTTTCGGCATCACTTTTACCTTTGCGACCTTTTTTACCCGTTGCACCACCACCAAGATCTAGTCCCTGCATCGAAAAACGAATTGGCATTTCTGGTCCGATCGGTGCTGCGAATGGTTTGCTTGCATTTTTCTTGGCCCCAGCGCCAGCAAGTTGACCCAATGCACCAGCACCGCCAAGAGTCATGAAGTTAAGCAGCATCATCAAACCTTTACTTTGGCCCAATGCCGCAAACTTGCCAATGGTTCCAGACAATGCAGTATTGATGCCACTGATGCCACTTGCGACACCGCTGAAGGCGCCAGCAAGTAATCCAAAGCCAGTCTTTAAATCAGTTACAAATTGAGTTGCGTTTTGAACTGCAACGGTGATTTGTCCGATTGCACCAATCACCGCAGGTGCAACATCACTTGTGACAACAACTTTAAAATCTTCCATTGCATTGTTAAGCGCCACAATTTTTTGTTGTGGCGTATCCATCGCAACAGCCAACTTGTCTGCACCTTCGGTCCGAATACGATCCAAGGCGCGAACAATTACTTCGGATGTAATTTTTCCTTCAGAGCCAAATTGTTTGATACTACCTACACTAATATTCATCTCCTTGGCAATCGCCTGAGCAATGCTTGGCATCTGCTCAAGAATTGAACGCAATTCATCGCCTTGGAGCGTGCCAGATCCAAGGCCCTGGGACAACTGCATGAATGCAATAGATGCGGCGCTTGCTGAAACGCCGCTAAGTTTTACAGAAGTATTAAATCCTTCATAAATTGCATTGATTTCACTTAAACCAAAACCTACCGGCCGTAGGCGCGTATAAATGTCAGAAATTGCCGTGGCCGCTTCAGTCTGTGATAAGTTAAACTTTTTGGCGGCATTTCTAGCAGATTCTGAAACAAGCCTGTAATCATCTAAACCTGCGCTGACTAATTTAATTCGACGTTGTACTGTGTCGGCCGCGTTAGCCGTAGCAAACAAATCCTTGGCAATGTTAAAGGCATTCATGCCCGCCACTGCTACGCCAAGGCCAGCAAAAGCACTTTCAAGTTGCTTGACCGATCTATTTGTATTATTGACCTGCCTTTCTAATTGTGTTGCTGCTGCGTTGACATTCCGTATTGAGCTAACAGCCCCCTGGCTATTTACCTGAATATCAACGGTTGCTACTGCCACGGATCGACCACTGCTATTGCGTCAGTCTACTAGCTACGTCGCTTGGCTTTGTCCATCTCCTCACGCTCGCGCTTGCCTTTTATCTCGTAGTACGCAGCAAAGTGGATGAACTCCGCATCCGTCAGTTCCTGCCGAAGCCGACTTACCGTCATGCCTAGCTCGGTAGCCAGGAACATTTCAAAGTAAAGCCAGCTATCGGCCTCTAGTCGTTTTTTGCTTCTTCCAGCGAATCAGGCGCACCAAGTCCGAACAGGAACAGCTCCAGTTCGTTCAGCACCGACTCAGGCAACTCGCGTTGCAGTTTGGCTGCATCGGCGGAGGCAAATGCCTTGGTGCCGTTTTCCAGCTCAGCCATGTGGCACAGCATCTGGGTGCTGATGTCCAAGGCTTCCTCTGATCCAGCAAGACCAGACGCACGCTTGCGATCAGCGCGGGTGATCGGCTTGAAGTACAACGACAGCACTACGGTGCCGTCTTCCTTCTTAATGTCGAATTTACGCCGCTGATTTAGGTCAAAAGCCCCGGTGAGGAGATCAACGGAACGTGGTGTGGCAGGCATTAGATGGAGGTAGTAATGGCACCGTTCATGGTGAAGTTAATCGTCACCACTTCCAGTTCGCCAACCGTAGCACCGTAATCAGCAGATGTGATGACAATGGCACCGGTAATCTTTTTGCTACCAGCTTCATCAAGGTAAAGCTCAACGCTGGCGTTGCCTTCATCGGTGACCGTGTTGGCGTCCCTGATCAGGTCAAGCTTGTCACCAGCACCAGGGGCGTCATACATGACTTCCATGCTGCCGGTGCCTGCGATCAAGCCACCAATGTTGGCCTTGTAGGTTGCGCCTTGAGCGGTTGTCTCAAGCACATCCTTTTCGACGGTCATTGACCAAGAACGCACGGCAGCAATCTCAGAGATACCGCCGCTGCTGTCCTTATCAAAGAAAACCGTGCCTTGTTCACCGCGATAGAAAGCCATGATCAGATCGTCGAGGTGGTGATGGTGCCGGTGGTCACGAAGTTACAGGTGATAACTTCCAACTCGCCAACAGTGGCGCTGTAATCAGCAGAAGTAATCAAGCCGACAAAGCTGATTTTCTTGGTGCCGGTGGTGTCAAGGAACAGCTCGAAGCTTGCCACACCTTGATCAGTTGCGGTGTTGGCCGCCGTGATGAACGCCTTGGTTTCATCGGCGCTGCTGGCTGTGTACATCAGCTCAACACTGCCGGAACCAGAAATCAGGCCGCCGATGTTGGCCTTGTAGGTTGCACCCAGAACGGTGGTTTCCAGTACATCTTTCTCGATGGTCATAGACCATGACCGAGTGGATGCAATAGCGGAATTAGCGGAACCGGCATCGTCAAATTTGACGGAGCCTTGTTCGCCTCGGTAAAAAGCCATGATTAGAGGTCCTCGAAGGTTTCAAAGGTCATTCTGACCTGTGTTTGGAAGTACCCTTCGGGAGACGGCGTGGCCACCACCTCTGGGCCGGTTGGGGGATCAAAACGAACCCCGGATACGACAATTCTATTG